TGAAGCCCTGCCCAACTTCAATGTTACACAGTAAGGAGTGATGAATGTCTCTTGCTATAAAGTGGGGTCACCCCAACAAGACGGAAGAATCCTCTGGTTTCATCTATCTAGATGCCGTTACTTCATACTCCCAAGATTATCGTGGACAAGTTACGAAGCACCCTGTGGATAGTGGTGCTTCAATTACAGACCACTTTATCAAAGAGAATAGTATTTACAATATCTCTGGAGTAATTAGTGGTACTGATATTTCTTCGATTCCTTGGAATATTACAGATCAGGAAGGTAACAGACCACTTAATGCTCAAGAGCAACCTGTATCTATTTCACTTAATACTAACGCCTCGGGTTTGCTTCAATATCTTCCTGATAGTATTGGTCAGTTTCTCTCTCTCTCCTCTCCGAGTGTAGAACTTTACGGTAATACTAGAACAGATTTAAATTATGAAATTCTAGTTAAAGATTTACTGAAAGGTATTCTTAGCGGTGTTAGATATGATCCTAAGAAAGACCGCAACGTCAGTAATATCCAGACTGTAGAACTTTATGAGTTTGATGGTACAAATATCAGAGATATTATTTCTGATTTAGTTATCACCAACTTTAGGATCAGAGAAGATGCAGGTACAGGTGACGCATTATTTCTTGACCTAACTCTTGAGCAAGTAACATTTGCTACCCTAGAAAAAGTACAGCTCCCTCAAGACGTACAAGACGGTTTTAAAAAGAAAGCTGCTACCGCCAAGAAGAAAACAAGCGCAAACTCTACACCAAAAGCTTGTGATGCAGCGCAGTCTTCTGGCGATACATCTGCCCCATCAACTCCTGCAAGTTCTCTTCCGTCAGTGGACGATGCAGATAGGTTTGGTACAAATTAAAGAGGTATTTGAATGACATTGCAATATGTTCCAATGCCTCTTTATGAGGATACCATTTACACTTATAGGGTAGCACTAGAAAGTAATTCCTATACGTTCAACGTCTACTACAATGAACGTGCCGAGGGATGGTTCTTTGACTTGCTGCAAGAAGGTGGAAATCCTGTAGTTTTAGGGTGTAGATTGGTGGCTAACTACCCAACCCTACTAGACTATTCCCTACCTAATTTAACAGGATATTTTTGGCTAGAACCTATAGGAAATAGTATTGAAAGGATTAGAACTGACCCTTTCCTGCTGTCTAAGTATTTTAGACTCTTCTATTTGTTTGATGACGGAGTATAATTATGGCAATCATTTACCAGAAGAACAGAGGATATTCTCTGGTATTTGGTGATATAAATACTGGAGATGGTTGGGAAGTATCTAATACCCTCAACGTCTCTTTTGATGTTAATAAAAGTAGTGATAATAAATCTAACACGAACAACTGTGTTTTAGAGATATACAACCTCTCTAAAGAGAAACAAGAGCTTCTTGAGAAACCTTATATAGCTTGTGTATTCTCTGCTGGATTTGAGGACACAGAAATTAAGAGGTTATTTGCTGGGCAAGTTACTTCTGCCACTACAAGAAAGAGTGGCACAGATACAATCACTCAGATTCAAATGGGTGATGCGTACACTGAGCTGAATCACAACACCATCAGTAAACTAATCCCTCCCGGCAGAACTCACGAAGACGTCATCAAAGAACTGTCTAGAGAGATTCCCGGTATTAGTAGAACAGTCTTCAATGGTGTGAACATTAAGTCACAAGTAATTGACGGCTACCCTCTTTCTGGTACAGCCAGAGAAATGCTTGATGAGATTGGTAAGTCTATTGACGTAGAGTGGCAGATTGATGATGGTGTTCTCTATGTAGCGGATGCAGGTGGGACACACACTGACGATTTGAATACAGCATTTGTAATCTCTGCTGAAACAGGAATGATTGAACGTCCTTATGCTGTGTCGGGTGATCTTAGACGTACAGCAAAGGATAAAGCAAAGAAGGGTGGGGTTCAAGTTAAGATTCTTCTTAATCCTTCCATCATTTGTGGCTCAATTGTTAAGATTGAAGACGATCAATTTGAAGGTTATTATAAAGTAGCTTCTCTTCGCTCGTATGGTGAATTCCGAGGAAGTAACTGGTACACAGAGTTAAGACTTGAGAACAAGGTGAAAGTGTAATGTCTTTACAAGAATTAATGAATGCCTCGTTCGACTATCAAACAAATAATTTATATACAGCGGCTCCCGGTGTAGTGATTGCTGTAAGAAACAACCTTGAAGAACTCTCTGTAGATGTTCAACCAACAGTTAACATTCTTAACAAAGACAAGACAACTAAAGAACGTCCGGTCGTACTGAATGTTCCTGTACAAATGCCATCATCTTCAACAGCAGCACTGACATTTCCCATTAATGTTGGTGATCCTGTGCTCCTTATTTATTCTATGCGTTCTCTTGATGTGTGGAAACGGAGTGAAGGTAAACCAACTGTCCCCAGTGATAACAGAAAGTTTGATAAGAGAGATTGTTTTGTCATTCCCGGTGTTTGGCCTTTTGGTAGAAGTATAAATAAGCCCTCTATTCGTATCTGGCAGCATGATACGAATGATCTTGTAATTGCTAACAACATCGGTACAGCTTTAGAAAATGAAGTGAGACTCCATAAAAACGGAGATATTACAATCAATACAAATAAAGATGTTTTCGTAAACTGTAACAATGCTTCTGTAGTGGCTCAGTCAAACATATCCCTATCTTCATCTGTACTAGACATTACGGCGGATACTGCCACTGTAGATATTGGAACAACTACATGGATTGGTAATATTATCCACTCAGGTAACTATACAATCACAGGTACTGCCACGTTTAACGGTATTGCTTTCAATACTCATGACCATATTCCCGGCCCCGGCCCTTCAAACCCATAAGGAATAAGATGGACATTTTACTAGATAATGATGTTACATCCCCTTCTTTTGGGGATTCAATTTGGATCAATGGTCCTCTTACTACTGCAAATATTACTAGCGATCCAGCAACAGTAGTTGCTCAGAGGCTAAGAATTAGACTTCAAACATTCCTTGGCGAATGGTTTTTGAATACAGGATATGGAGTGCCTTATTGGCAACGTATTCTCGGCAAGAAAACAAGTAAAACAGCAATAGATAGAATTTTCCAAGAACAAATTTTAGATGAAAGAGGTGTGAGGGAAATATCTTCTTTCTCGTCAACTTTTAAAAACAGACAGTATGATATGTCTTTTAGGGTTAGGGCGCTGGATGGATCACTCTCAGAAGTCATAACCATAAACACGAATATCTGAGGATTTACTTATGGCTTATGGCGTAACAGATGAAGGCTTCATCTTAAAAAGAGCACCAGAGATTAAGGCAGAGCTTGACAATAGAGCCGTGCAATTATTCCAAGACCTTGTTAAAGAGGGGGATGTTGTAGACACTTCCGAAAGTGCTTTGCTTGGGCGATTGATTGGGCTTGTACTTCCTAGCCTGACAGAGCTATGGGAAGTAAGTCAAGGGGATTGGTCCGCATTAGACCCAAATTCAGCAGTGGGTATTTCCCTAGATAACATTGTGCAATATGGCGGTATTTCGCGTTTCAGTGCAAGTCCTTCTACCGCTCAACAGTTGTATAAAGGTGATTTAAACACACCAGTTCCAACAGGCAATACAGTAAAGGCAAGTGATACCAACAAAGAATTTAGCCTTGCTGCAAACGTGATTCTGTCTCCCACGCTTTGTGCCGGTGTTACATTAGTTGTTGGTGCTGTCCAAAATACAACACTTTACAGAATCTCATATAATGTGGTAAATGGTTCTACTCAAAACGTAGACTTTACATCCGACGGTTCTGCAACAGAGGCTGAAATTCTTAATGGTCTTCGATCAGTCATCGCAAGCTCCCATCCACTACTAACTGCATCGGTTGTTGGTACAACATTAGTAATTGAAAATACAGATATTTTCCAAACCATTACTTATTCTGTTTCGTCTAATATCAACATTAGTAAAGTCAGTAAGGTTGGTACAGTTATTTGTACAGAGAATGGTGCTAATGAGCAAGAAGCTAACACCATTACAACTATTATCACCCCTGTCCTTGGTTTGGATAGTGCAACAAACCCACTAGCTGCTTCTCCCGGCAGATTAGCTGAAACAGATGAAGAACTGCGTATTCGTTTCAGAAATACCAAATTGGAACGTAGCTCCAACATTCTAGATAGCCTCTACTCAGCGTTACTGAATATTGACGGAATTCAAGAAGTTAAGATTTATGAGAATGATACCAGTGTTACAGATTCTAATGGTGTGCTAGGACATAGCTTCCTTCCTGTTATTCTTGGTGGTAGCTCACAACTAATTGCTGAAACTATTTGGAAAAATAAACCAATCGGTATCCTTAGTCAAGGTGACACGACTGTTCCAATTATTGATGCTCAGGGTTTTAGTCATAACATTAGCTTTAAACGTCCTGATCCAATCACTATTTATATTGCACTGAATATCTCAGAAGACAGTGAAGCTACTGCTCCTTTCCCCGGAGATGGTGTAGATCAAATCAAAAATAACATCATCTCTTATGCAGCGTCAAACATTGGTGTTGGTAAAGATGTTATTTATTCTCGCTTATTTACCCCAATTAACCAAGTTCCGGGGCATCAGGTGAACTCACTCTTCATTGGAACATCTCCATCTCCTATGAGTACCAGTAATATTCCAATTGCTTTTGATAAGATTGCGTCTTTTACTTCTGCTAATATTATTATTACGGTGAGCTAAATGGCAGTTCCTGATTTTATAGAAGTAGATTATTTAACAGAAGCCAGAGACAGGATCACTGAGCAATTCAAAGCTAAAGACATTATTGACCGCTATCTGCAACTACTCCTAGATCAACAAGACTCCATTCAGCAAGTATTCAAAGACCTTCTCCAAAAGAGGGGTATTGATGAGGCAACAGGTTCTACTCTTGACATTATCGGTGAGATTGTTGGTCAACCAAGAGAGCTTATCTCCGCTGATCTTTTCAACTGGTTCTCTTTCCAAGGTGTTCCGGTTGAAGGTAGTTTTGGAGACTTAAATAACCCGGCTGTTGGTAACAAGTTTTGGGATTTGAATGTTGCATTGTCCGGTAATGTTCTTATGGATGATGAAACATATCGTCTTTTTATTAAAGCAAAAATCCTTAAAAATACAACAGCCTCCACGCCAGTTGAATTTATTAACTTTGTTAAGTTCATTTTTGGTGGAGATTACAAAGTAGCTATCAGTGAAGGTCAAGCAGAATTCAACGCCTTGATTGGTAAAGACCTTTCTCCTTTTGAACAAATCCTTCTAACTTATATTTCTAGTCCAAACGGGTATCCTTCAAGATTTATTCCAAAAACTGTTGGGGTGAGGGTCAACTATGGCTACTTCGACTCTGACAACTATTTTGGCTTCGAAGGTACACCGAATGCACAAGGTTT